TGTTTTTGCTTGACTTTGAGCTATGTAATCTTGTAGGCTTCTTTGCCCTGCTTCTTGGACTTGCGGAGTTAGTGCCGATACTTGAGAAATATCGCCACCAGTACCCAAAATAGAGCGTTGTAGTTGACTTAAGAGTTGTCCTTGTTGTCTTGCTTGAATGTTAGAGGCAAGGTCTTCACGAATCCTTCCAGATTCTGTAATTCTTTCTTCAAACTTTTCTACATCTTCTTTTAAACCAGCTTGTCTTTCTTCTTCTTTTGTAACAACAGATTCATTTAGTCTGGCTAACTCAGCTTCCGCTGCTCTGTTCATCTTTCCTACTTTTTCTTTTCTTGATCCACCATAACCATCTACATTGAATGTAGCAACTGTTTGTCCTGTTTCGTTATCAATAATTTTAACTCCAGTAGTGACTCCTCTAATTGAGCTTCTTGTTTTTTGTATTGTATATCTCATGTGAGACCCCTATAAGTTCTGTGATTGTTTTAATTCTGAAAAATACCAATGATCATTTAATTTTATAGATATATAGACCTTACCATTTTGTTGACATAAACCCATATCTCCTGGACTTCCTTCTGCATCTGTAAAAAAACCTTTCTTTGTATTTAACATAACATCTTGTTTTTTATCAAGTTCCGTAAATAATACATCTTCGTTGATTTCTTCTATCATGGATTACTTCCTAATAGGGCATAATCAATGTCTATTGAGTCTATTTCAAGGTTACTTGCAGCGCAAGAAAATTCTATTGTTGCTGTTTTCCCTACTACGGAAAATGATTTAGAAACGGATTTCAAATAAGTTTGAGCTCCAAAGGTTAATGTTGCATCCGCAGAACTACCTGAAAGAAAATTTGTGTCTGCATATACTTTTACAGTTAACGCTGAAGAAGCTTTATAAACAATAGTAACCTTAGAGAGCCTCTTTTGAGTATCAGGAGAATTAAAATCAAATCTTTTTGTTCTTACAGTTGCCGTAGAGTTATAGAGAGAGCCAGTATTTATTTCTTGAACTCGCACAAAATTAGAAGATTCTCCTGCAAAGTAATGTGTATATTGAGATCGTAAGCTTTCGTTAATAATTAAATTACTTCTATTAGCAGAAGCTGCTAATTCTCTTTCAATCCAACTTCCATTATCCATATTCATTATATAAGTAGTTGGCGCATCATTATCAGGTAGAAAGATTAATTCATTATCAATTCCATCGTATCCTAAAGCGGGTCTGTCCAATGTTAATGCCTGATAAGTATCTTTTATATTGAAGGTNAACTCGCGTACTGAAGTATTATTCACTACATGAATAGATTGTTTATTAGCACAAACTAATCCCATTGGAGTTTCACAAACTGCATTTTTATGTACTGCACCTACTCCAGTAAAAACTCTTTCTATCTGATGTTTTTCATTTAATACATAGGTGTTTCTTGTTTTAAATACAAAAATCTTGTTCCGATATGCGATAATCTTAACAATCTCATCTCCGTCATTTCTTCCTACATCAAAATAACGTGTAGGCATAATCTCATCTAGCTTATAAGGATCAGTATAATAAATCTGATTTCTTTCACGAGCGGTTTGCCCGTTTTCATCTGTAGTATCAATGTTAGCATAGTATGCTTTGTTATTTAGTATAGTGGAAGTATTCCATTTAATTTCATTTAACGTGGCACTAGATGCTCTTCCTGTTAACGAATTATATGTTGCTAATTTTAATCCATCATAAGGAATCCACCAAGTAGCTACTTTTGTGCTAGAGGTGCTTGCTACATATGCTCTTGCACTACTAACACTAAACGCATCAGAGCCTGTTTCATTTCTTGTATTAACACAAGGGATTGCATTTGCATCCCCTGTTGTAATTAAATGTACCCCACTTGATGGGTTGGTAATTGTTTTAATATTTCCAATTCTTACACAAGTATCTGTTATAATACCTCTAATCTCTGCTTGCGTATCAAGGCTATTTGATGGATATAAAAAAATTAATTTATTTACTGCAAAGTTAGAAGGCATAGAACTAAATTGAATAATAGCAAGTTCATTTTGACTTGTGCTTTCACTTGTAATTGCCATATAGTCATCACTCGTTCCACCATATGGCTCTGGGCAAGGTATCCATCTACCATTATTTGGATTATTTGCAGTTGTATCCGCATTAGATAATTCAGCTAACTGACTATCTTTAAACCCATTATCTATATCTATTGTATCTACAAGATACCAATCTACATCTTCTTCAGGATTCCAATAAATATTAATTCCAGTAATTCTTGAATTTAACTGTGCTAGAGAAGACCCTGTATTTAATACTACCTGTATACCAGGACATATTTTACCTGATCCTACTGACTTTCTTGATTCAATTCCAATGTTTCCATTACTATCTCTTGCTAACGCAGACTCTTGAACATAGTCATAAAGAAAAGTAACAGTATAGCGATCATGTGTTTTAAATGTAACATCTGTTAAATCAGGAATTAAAATTTCATCTTGATTACTTACACCATCAGGAAAAGTCACATATAACCCTACTTCATTAGCAGCGTTAATATCGTTGGATTGATCCCATCCATAACTAGTTCTAACAACAGTAGGAGGAGTTAAGGTAGTATCTTCTATTTTCCAATCATTTACCAATGCTTGCATAGGCGGTTTCTTAAATGCATATCCAGTTGTATAAGAAGATTCATCTGTTTTTCCTAACACATTTCTTTTAATATGTCCAAACCATTTTGTAGTATTAGAAAAACTACCATCTGAAATACGCAATACTTGATTATGCACTAAAAAATCATAGATAGGAGAAGAAGACCAACTTGTAGTAATATTACTAAATGATCCACCTGTTCCTGTAGAAGTATCTTGTCTTTTGAGAACTGTACCATTACCATAGACCCACCATGTAGTAGATGTATCTGCATCACTTGCATTTTTTTCCGTTCTGTATACAACTAATTCTGTTTGTACATCGGTAGCAGCACTTGAAGAACTTACAATTTGCTCACCTTTTGGTCGCTCTAGTCTTCCAGGCTTTTTGTTAAGAACTTTTGTAAATGCAGTATATTGATTTTCAGATATATCAAAATCAGATTGATTGGTTACTAACCCACCTGAAAAATTTCTTATTTGCAAACGAGGCATTAAAAGTCCTTGTAATTGATATTAAATTTTGGCTCACCTGCTCTACGCTGACGATCTAAAATTATTTTTCCCTTCCATTCGTTCCATTCATTTTTAAAATAAGGAATTAAATTTATATCTCTTAATCTTTCTGCGACCTTCCATGATCCATAGTATACTAAACATTCATGGTATCTTGAGTCTAACATAGGAATATCTCCATTGCTAGATAATGCTGTAGGTAGGTGATAATAATACAATTTAATTTTTTTACCTAAAGGGGGTCTAGGAAAAATACCAATATTAATATCATCAATATAATATCCATATGCGCTAGGCATATTTAAAGATGCATTGTCGCTAGATATGTTGTGTATTTGATCCATACCAATACGAGTCATTTTCTCGTCATCTAAATCCGCTCTATAAATACGAATTAAGTTAGGAATTGCTGAACCTCCTCCTGGATTAGAATTTTCATATACTTCCCATATATCTAAATCTGTTACACCATTCCCGTTAAATAATGCATAAGTTAATCGTACAACTCCATTAGAAGCGGTTGTATTAGAGGTAGCATATCCATAAAAAAGATTAGCTTCATCTGCTAATAGGTTTTGACCTTTATTAATTAAATCAGTTAATACTGAATCTGTAACAACAGAGGTATCATCTACCCCTGTAATATTTCTAATTTCTGTTCTTATTTCTGTTAAAGTCATAATATCCTAAAGCGGGGCGAGCCGAAACCCGCCCCTGAGTTAGTTACTGATTAGAGATTAGTTGCAGTTGAGATATACTGAATAACAGCATAATCCTTACTGTTAAACGAGGTCATATCTACTCCGTAGATTTTCCCTGCAGCAACTCCGAGTTTATTACCATAATCAAATGATTTTTCAACCCAAGTCATATCTCCTACTGTACCCATACAACCTGCACCCGCACCTAAAAATAAGTTACGAGCATAGTGTACAGAAGCACCACCACCATCTGAGGCAGTAGTAATCCCTTCATGTTCATGGACAATAACACCATCATATACACCTAATGCGCCAGAAAAAATTGGATTATCTTTTCCGCGAATATTTGCATTTAATTGTGCATTGCGCCATGTGTCTTGCTGAGTTAAGTCATAAGCTGCTTCTGGATGAAGTAAAAGAACAAAGTAGTCTTTACCTTCAACACGAATTGGCTTCATCTTATAGCTCTGAGTTGTACCTAGTAGAGCCATTCTTTTTAACTTAGAAATATCACCAGCGATTGCTAAATCGGCTGCTGCAAGAGCTGCTTTTGGATCAGTTGCAGCATATACAGAAGTATTTGCTCCATTGTCTGCTCTTAAGTATGCTCCAGCACCAGTTGTTTTTGTTAAAGAAGAGAATACTTGTGCATCGTGATCTTCAGCATATACTCTTTTTAATTGTGACATAGCTTCTTGACGAAAGTCATAAAGAACTTTACTATTATCAAAGTTACCTGCATTTGTTACGCCAAATCTTCTTTGAGATGTTGCAACAGTTTGCGAATAACTTGATAATCCATCTTCATTACCTTCTAAAGAAGAATCACCTGTGACTACTGTACCTGTTAACCCTACAAGACCAAAAGTAATATCTTTACCTTTGCCTTCTTCCATTGATTTTTCAACGATCATTGAGCTAAAGTCTTTTCCCATAAACTTAGAAAAATAAATCTCTTTTCCAACTTCATAAGCAAGTTGTTTTGCCCATCTTGATACGTTTAAACCTGATGCCCATTCATTTGCCATAGTTCATACCTCCTTATAGGTCTTTACTTTCAACGTAACGACAGAATATCATTACTTTGGCTGTATCAGCTGCGTTTACAAATTTGACATCAATCGTATCAGCGGTAGGAAAATACTGTCCACCCGCTAATGCTGCTGAGCCATCT